ACCCCACGCTGAAAGACTTCAGCATCCAGCCTATTGTTAGGCCGGTATCCACCGCGTGATTAGTCGGACGCTACGCGGACGTCCAGCATGCTCTGTCCATCCTTCTTGAAGGGGTCTCTCTGACCCCTTAAGGAAGAAGGCCAGAAGAGTCGCCCACCCATCTAGAAATTTACTAGATGGGACGGTCCCATGGATCCTGACGCCCCTGACGAGGGGCCGATGAAGCATAGGACAGTTCCGATCAACGTCGATATGACTTTGATCGAAAGGGTCAACTCTCCCGATTGCGCCTGAATCTGCGCGTACCCAGGGATACGGTATAAGCTTCTGTAGATGGCTATCTACAGCGGCAACCGTCCGTGGGTAACTGCCAATCGCTCTAAGTTGATTGGCGAACGCAGAGTAGGACGCGATCTCAGATGCATGCCTCCGTTGAGTAGGAATCTCTGATCGTATTCGGGCTACCGTTACGTCATAGCCCGAATACCAATCAGCACCACAAGACTCTCTGAACTGTCCAGTCCAGAAGCTCTTGTTAGTGTTAACCTTAAGGCCATATGCCTCGAGGGCCCTACAAACGGATGGCACCATGTCTGTGGGGACGACGATGTCGTCGCCATAGACGCGAACCTTGCCTCGGAACGATCGAATCGAGGCCAGAGTCAGACGGTGCCCTAGCGCTTTCTCAATTCCTAGGAATACTAGTGTGGTAAACACTAGTGATTCAATCGGAAAGGTGAGCGCCGAACCCATAGACGCGAACTTGGACAGGCTTAGTAGCTGGCCAAGCACATCCGCCTGGGGAGACCTGGACGCTTGAACCGCCTTAGATAAGGAGGGAAAAGCGTAGAACAGATCTTCCACAAGCTGATTCGAAACTCGATCAGAAGCTTCGCTTAGATCAAGCGTAGCAAGATCACCCGTTTCTGAACCCTCTCTCGCTAGCCGTTGATTAGGCTGTTGAGAGCTAAAGGAACAGAAGTGAGAGGAAGGCCAGCAGGCCTCCATCTGGGTCTGGAATATACGCAAGAGACCTTGCTGTACGTACATAACGTAAGAAGGCTCGCATGCGATAATTCTTGGAGTTCGAGCTGTCTTTGGAACAGACAGGACCCTGACGGGTCGCTCCTGTCCCACGGGAAGGAAGTTCACGGACTGTGCCTTATTAAAAAGGCGATAGTTAGGAAGCGCCCATTCTACGAACGGGAACTCCCTCTCCAGGCGGTCTGACCACTCTTGGAAATCCCATTTGGAATTTCCGTTTCGTCGGTCAGACGTAACGCCAGGACCGTGTCCTGGTCGGAAGCTATTCTCCAGATCTTTCTCGACCTTGGAAAATAGCTCAGACCACAGCAGAACTGACAAGCGTGAGAAGTCACTCTTATATCCCATCTTGCGATGAGATAACATAGAGTGGGCCTCCAAGTACTTGTCATGGTCTGCTACTTCCTTTTCAGTCTGGATATATGCGCAGAGACCCTGTTGTTCCCTCTTTGGGGAGCAGGGCTGACGTATTTTACCGAAGGCTAGAAGAAACTGCCTCAGGCATCGTATCGTCACTATGCAGGGACTATCCAGAAGAGCACCATCAGTCGAACTGAAGACTTTCTCGAGGAAACCCCGTAGGAATACGGGCAAACCCTTTCTCCACCGACAAGTCGGAAAGAAAGTGCGAGAAAGCAATCGCTGGTCTAGGGATCGTTCAAGACCCTTCGCCCAGTCACTGAGAGTTATCGTTAAAAACGATATACCCTCCGTATCGGTTCGACGAACGATTGTTTTCCAATCGTTTTCGGTTCTCACAGTGCAAGCCTCTCCTATATCAAATAGGAGAGACTCTGCGAGATCTAACAGGCTTTTCATGTCGCCTCCTCTCGAGGTTAGGCATCCTGTCGGCGCACGTCCTAACAAGTCACGCAGTCGCTATGGTTAACTTTCGCCACCAAGCAACTGAGTGACCTTAGCCCCACTCGACGCTGTTAACCATGTGGTAAAAGCATCCACGAGGTATTTTTGAACAGCGGGAGTAATATACCCTGGACCAGGAACGTTGACACTAAGTGTCACGCTCATCTTGTTCAGCATATTAACTGACGGGTCCAAAGGACTAGCAGCAAGGATTTGCTGCGAGACCTGGACTTGATGGAGAACACGAGAACCAGAAAGATTCTTGTGTCGGACGGACATCGACACTAGCGTATCGCTAGTCTTGAATTCGCCCTGTGCTGCACCAGAGCCCGTACGGGCCAAGGTGTTAGCAGAACCATTGATCGTCAGTGTTTGGGGATCCGTGTAGGACATAGTGCGCCAATCTCTAAAGACGTTGACCGCATCGGGTTATACCCAGTGCAGCCAATATTGCCCACTGTTTTTGGGTAAACGTCGTGGGATTCAGGCCGAAGCCATAAGGAGTTGCCTTTCGCCTAAGCACAAAGTTTCTTTGTACTTTATAGGTAAAAGGCTTACGATACGAGAAGCTACTACCAAGGACACCGCGGGTCTTATATATACCCGTCTGTGTCTGTTGCATAGTAACATAAGCGTATCGCATGACAAGGCCGTCGCGTCCAAGGTAGGAAACATTACGAATAATGCTACCTACATTAAAGACCCAATCGACGAGCCATGTCCATGGCAACGATTCCCAGATGTTGGACAAGCGGGTGGGGTCCATACCGAGCAATCGGTTGGCCATCGCCGCATGTTCCTCAACCTGTTTAAGCAAGCCCGTAGAAATCACTTGGAAATACAGATACTCCGCTGCAAAGCGGACTACTGTACTCTCCTGAATGGTTCCGTCTGAATAGACGGATGACCAATCATAGAGATATGTCCAAGGTTTCGAGTATACGGTGAAGTCATAAGAATGACTCGTCGTATGCGTCTCGGGTTCGCTTAACCGATGGCGTCGATATGTTTTTTCGTAGCGACTGGCAAACTCTGCCAGTATCCGCTTTGAATTCACAATCGCATGCAGACTTTTCTGCACATCAGTGGTGAATGGTTTTACTCCAAATTCCCACCCTAAGAAAGCTCTTGCGAACTCCTTAGGGTTAATGGAACGTGGTATAACATCACCAAGTGATGGGAGGCCTTCCGTAAAGCCCTCAACAAGGGCAGGAATGAGCTCCTCCATCGGTTGATTGGGAATCGTTGCTGCAATCATCGTCGTGCCAACAGGCATCAAACTGGTAGTCTCCGGAACCATATTCGAAGACGTACCTAGTCGACGAGATTGCACTGACGACGGAAAGGCGTACTGGCACGTGGAGTATGGGTCAATATATTGACTACATGTTCCAGCGTATCCATTACCGCCTCTTGGAGCCTTCCCTGTGATCTGAATGCCCTGCATAGGGTAGTCGAAGACACGGTATTCAACTTTACCGTAGTTGGAGCCAAGATCCCAACGGCAATACTGATTTTGCCAGTCGCGATCAAACTCCTTCTTTCCTTCGGCGCGTTTAACATATTTAAGAATGCCCCAGTTCGTGAGGTTATTCTCTTTATATGTTACTCGCTTCTCACAGGTTTCCCCTCGCCGTGTGTAATCAGTAGGAGTCCCATGCGTCTGCAAGTGGCCACCCGACCAAAAGTCGAGAACCACTGCATTGTCGCCGGGATTCACACGATTCCACTCGCGGTAAGGGGGAAGCGTCGTCACCATGACTCCAATAGTTTGGTCGATGCAGACTTTGCACTCCAGAGAAC